TGTCCGCAGATCCTGCAACCGTCGATTGCCCATTCTCGACGGCTACGCCCAAAGAGAAGTGGTCTACTTGGGGCACATTCGGCCAGTCCCATGTGCCAGTCGCAATCGGCAGTAAATGGTACAGATCAAGTGCAGTAGGTGAGTCTGGTGTACTGATGAATGCCTCTTGGTGGTCTACATTGTCACGAGGAAATGTTATATCACTTTCACAGTTCCAATCAATCCAATCGGAGAATATAACAATACCATGAGTACCATAGTAATTTCAGTAGGTGTATCGGGACTACTCGACAACGAAGACCGTGACGCAATCATGCGAGCAATCACATTAGAGAATGTACGCAGAGCAGCATTAGTACCTCCATTACCTGCTCTACCCTCTACTACAGTAGCAGAACGAAGAGACTCCTACGAGACTATTCTTCAGCCAAGGCTTGTAGCGGCTCACGCAGCAAACATCGCAGTAGCAGTAGCAGAAAATGCTTCCGGTACTGGATGGCAGCAGTTGCGTAAGGAATGGTCAGAAGCAACACCAGCACAACGAGCAGCTATTTTAGCTTTTGCTCAGTCTCAGTAAGACCATCAAGGGAAACCGATCAACGCAGATCAACGCAGAGGATAGAGAAACAAAATGACAACAAAACTTCCCCATCCAGTAGGGACAATTGCTGCAAATGCTGCAACCCCTAATGACATGTACCCACTCCGCCCAGGACTTAACAGGGTGGATGTGACGTACCCAAGTGGTACTACAGCCACAATCACACCCAAATCCACAAAAGACCCAAACAATACAGATAATCTAGCATCTGTAGAGATTGACGGTGCAGCCTTAGAAATCACTGGTACAGAACAATTCCAAGTTGTTGGTCCTGGTTGGTTGTGTTTCGTCGTAGCAAGTTTTTCTGGTACTGATCCGATTGACGTTTTTATAAGTCGATAAATGATTAATTTACCTCACAAAGACCAAATCCTTGATAGGATTAAAAACGCTGCTGGGCGTGTTAAAGAAGACCTCGGTCTATGGTGGGATCGAATTAACAATTACCGGTATGCGAAAAACAATGGCGATCCTTTTGTAATACAACGGAATATTTACAAAGAGAAAACTCCAGTATTTCGAGGAACACTAATCAATTGTTCCTTGATTGAAGACGAAGAGAACCCATATTACTCTGGAGTGTTAAATACACTTTCAGAACATTGTTGTGGATCGATTCCAATTCCAGTTGCATTGGTCGAAGAAAATGACCTATGCGATTCAATTGAAGATCGATTCATTCAATGGGGTGTAGAGAACAAGATTGGTTCAGCTATTCGAGAAATGCGTCGAGTAGCTGCAAGAACTGGAATTGCTGTAGCTATTCCTATTCGCATTGAAACTGAACATGACATCAAGTTGTCCTTTCAAATTGTTGGTGCTGAATACCTCAAATCACCAACTGGAAAACTTGATGTAATTGATGGTGTAGAATTCTACGACAACGGACAGGTTAAAGCAGTTTACATTCAAGAGGATGGAAAGCTGGAACCCACTAAATACTACAACATGCCTTCAAACAAGAGGAACAAATGTATTGTATTTAGTAGACAACGTGTCCACAAATTCTGGCCCGAATGTGCTCCAGCATTTCAAATGTATCCTTCAATTCGTCGGTATATTACCAACGTATTGAAAACCACTGAGATGCAAACCAGCATACCAATGGCCCTAGAATTCGATCCCAACTATTGGCCTGTCAACGTAGACTGGGGTAAAGATAAGTTCGAGTATGAACCAGGATTCGTGCCTAACCTCCCCCCAGGAGTTAAGTTGTCGGGGCTGGACTTTGGAAAGGTCAGTGAAGACCGATCCAAATTTGTTGATTTGATGGTAGGTTCCGCTTCTCGATGTATCAACATGCCAACTATCTTGGCACTTGGAGATTCATCAGACAGCAACATGGCTACTGCTCACATCGACTTACAGCCTTGGTCATATGCAGTCAAGATTGATCGATTCGATTTTGAACAACCCGTGCGATATTTCTTTTGGATGTGGTATGACTTGGCAAGTATGATGCCTGGGTACTTGCCATCATCTGCAAGACGATATAGACGGCCACCCATAACCTTCCACTACAATGTTTTGTTTGAACACCCCGATCCAGGCAAGAGAGCAAATGCTCGTGCAACTGATCTGGAAAGTGGTGCAGCGACTCTTACCCGAATTTATAATGAACAAGGGTTAGTAGCCAGAAGGGAAATCCAGAAGGATTGCAAACTATTCGGAATTACTCCCAAAGAGTATTTCAAACTATTACTCCAAGCACGAGGACAGATGATAAATGGCAGTCAAAAGACTGGCACTAAAAGCCAAAGTGATTCGCAATCGGAAGAAACCGACACAGATCGAGTTCGTGGGCTACTCAGGAGGGCTAGTTGATCTTTCTGATCACAAACTAGACCATCCAGCAGTGTATGATTTGGAAACTCTCCGAATCATCAATCGTGGCAAGATGAAGATGATGTACAATCATCGAACTCCTGTCGGTAAGACTACACGAGTTGAAAACTCACGCAAGAAAGTTGCTGGTGAAGGACTTCTTGACGAAACAAATCGTGTAGCCAAGAAGATCACCAACGCAGCTAAGACGGAAGAGTTTCCGTTTGAAATGTCGATGGGATTGGATGCTCGACGAATCAAGTTGTTCTTCTTTCCAAAGGGAACAATTGTCAATGGGCGTAGATTCACTAAGCCCATGTATGTAATCAAGAATGCAATTCTTGATGAAATGACCATCACCGAACAGGGACGAGATTCCGAAACGATGATGCGTATCAAGAACAGCATGTTTGAAGTTGGTGAACTTACCAGAATCAAGAATGCTGCAAAGAAACCTACCAAAAAGGTTTTACCAACTCGTAAACGTCGTCCCGATCCAACACCAACTCCAAAACGAATTGTCAATAAGGACAAGACTGTGACAAAGAAGAAGCGACCAACCACCAAGCGTGTTCTCAATAAGAAGCCAGTTGTCGGCTTGGGAACACTAACTCGATTGATGAACAAGTATCCTGAACATGCAGCTCTCCTCCAGAAAGCAGGGGACGAGCAATGGTCGCCTACTCGTTTGAAGCGAGTTCTTCATGTTCGTAAGCTTGAGAATCAACTTCCAAACACTGTGAAGATTGGTCGTCGTGGCAAGGATGACGTTCTGACTTTAGAAGCACGTGTTCTTAATGCTTGTCTTCCAAGCAAGAACCGTGAAAAGGTCATGACTCAGAAGTTTGGCAAGAAGATTGCTGAACAGGTCATGGACTCTCCAACAATTGGTTTGAAAGAGCTTCTTGTTGAAGTGGCACATCGTTCTGGTGAAACTGGTTTTACCGGTCACAGCGACATCAGCCGATTGATGAACACTGTTGGTAAGATCAATCACACACGATTGCATATGCCTGAACGACTCCACAATCATGGTGGATTCAGTAGCATCGACATGCCCAACCTGTTTGGTCGTGTAACACGAGTTTCCATGGAAGAAGCCTGGAAGATTCGTGGATTCATGGCCAAGGAACTGTGCTACTCGACAAGTCAATCTGACTTCAAGCCAACTCAACGATTCCGTCCAAGTGGTGGAACCGAATGGGAAGGTTTGGATAAGGATGGACGAATCAAGCATGCAAGCTTTGGAAAAGAGAAGTCGTATCTAACTACGATGGACACCAAGGCTCAAATGCTCCTGTTTACTCGTGAAATGATTCGTAACGACGACTTCGGTGCAATCAAAGAACTACTTAACTTGATGCTTGAAGGTGCCTTGATGGTTCCTGATCATAAGTTGGTAAGTCTGATGCACCAAGCACGTGGTACGTTCTTCACAGAAGCAGACCTCACAGTTACAGCAGAAGGTGCTTATGGTACAGGAAACGACTACCAAAATGCTGCTGCTGCTTTGTCAGAAACTTCACTTGGTATTGCTTTTGATTTGGCTTCTGAGCAAGTCATCAACAAGGGCAAGACAAGCTGGATCAATGACATCGAAGACTCTTGGACTTTGCTTGTGGCAACACGAGCACAAGAACAACTGGCTTACGATATTGTCAAGAACCCACAATATGTTAGCAACACAACTGCTAACACCAAGCAAGTTCGAGACAACTACTGGTTCGGAAAGTTCAAGGTAAAGCGATACACTCAATTGGCTAACAAGACGTTCAGTGCCAATGCAAGTCGTTCAGCTTGGTTCTTGTTGCCTTCTGATCCACAGTACGCTCCATTCTCTATCAACTGGCTTGACGGACAGGAACGACCATCGGTTGAAACTGTTGACGCACCAGTCGATATGCTCGGCTTTGGTACACGTGGTTGGTTGGACTGTGATGTTAACAACCGTGAAAACGAAGCAATTGTTCGTATGCGAGTAGACGCCTACGCAGGCGAATAGTACGCACAAATTCAACCAATCAGTTTCTTAACAAGGAAATAAAATACCGTGCCGATGTCATTACCAAATCGTGAAGCAGTACCAGTGGTACTCGAAACACCAGAAATGGTGGCAACTTTCAGTCAGGAAGGTTTTGGTGGACAGGTTGATTTCTTCAACATGTTCACAACTGCCATCTTGATTGGTGAACCTCTGATCTACATGGATCGCCTAGGGATCAGTAAGTTCGTAGTTTTGGCCAAAGAACCAGGACAACTACACTTTGGTGCAGAAGCCAACTTCATTGTTGACCCTGCACTTGCAACAGACATTCTTGCAGGTCACGAAGTTTACTTCGACCTCAACTTGGCTGATAGCGTAGTTCCTGGATATGCAACCAACGTCAAGCCTTCCAAAGGATACTTCCTTGGTCACGCTGTGATGGATTACGACAAGAACAACATGAGTTTGGATACTGTAACTGGCAAGCCAATTGCCTGTACAACCAGCCAAGCACGTGTCAAAGTCTTGATGCACCAACAGCGAATGGTTCTCAACCAGACATTCTGGGGAACTGGAATTCCTGATGTTCGAGACGGGGATACAACAATCCTCAGTTCATAACACATCTCTTACTTAATTCAAATAGAAGTTTGTCAGACTTCATTGCGAATTGAGTAGCAAGCCAAATTTGAATTAAGTAGGAATCTGTTATGACTGACTTTTTGGATTGGGGAGCTTCTTGGCTCACTGAAATGACCGATGAACACGTATCCTTTGAGGTTACGTGTTCATGGTCTGTTGATGGTGTTGAGACATCCAACACTCTACTTGCTAATGTGGTAGATGAAGCTGGTAATCTTGTTAAAGCAGCAGTTAATGTTCGCTTAGAGAATACCATGTTTCTTTTTAACAGAAGTGAAGTAGAAGAGAAAGCAATCCCATTGTTACCCGGACTCCGAATAACGTGGGATTCAACCCTGTACGAATTGGTTAAGATGGGAAGTAAAACCAATACGTATAACGATACTTATCGTAACAAAGTGCTAGTGGCGACTAAATATGTTACTGACTGAAATTGCAAGTGCTATAGCGATAGGACTCAACGACTCCCTCCCAGGGAATTGGGTAGGGGGGCTGGAAATCCCAACGGAATTACCAGTCATTGTGGATTTTGACCCTATTGCCGAAGGTGGTAATTTAAATCTTGAATTTGGTGTCTATGTTACTCCGTCTTTTAACGAATTCGATTTATCGAAAACTCGTAATAATAGTCAAGTAAATGTAGTCACCGGACTTAAAGGTAAGAGCGGTGTCTTAAAAACATCATTTATCACTGTTAGTATTTGCAGGCCTTACTCTGTTAAATTAGATCTGAAAACAGTTGCTGATTTAACACCTTCATCTGAATGGTCTTTATTGAGAAATTGTCAAGACAATCTTGAAAAGTTCTTAATACACTTTTCCATGGAGGGGGCTAGTTTGGACACTATTGAATCTGATCCACCAAATGAATCTGCTCTTCAAGAACGGGTTTACCTAGCAATAATCACTTTGGGGTATAAAACGTGCTAAAACTGTCTGCTAGAACAGTTACATTCTTCAAACAATTAAGTGCCAAACTTAAAAGGTCGAAACGCGAAGCGATCTACAGAGTTTGCGGCTTGATTAGAAGAGATGCAATTAACAAATTGAAAGTACGTCCAGGATCATCAACACCTCCTGCCGCACCTCATGCACATACAAAGGCTGGTTTGCGGGTAATCGACTTCCATGTGGATGGTAACACTGGATTAGTAGGACCAAGAAAGTTCCCCACTTCCAACAAAGAGTCACAGCCAATACCTTCAATCCATGAATTTGGATTGCAAGTATTTACTGTTAGAGGTCCATTTAGGTTAATATCTTATCCAAAACGTCCCTACATGAGTAAGACAGTTGAACGTCTGAAAGGGAAAATTCCAAGAGAGTTCTCAATTCAATTAGGTAAGGTACTATGACAACATTGAGCATTGTCGACTGCCAGTATGACGGCAGTAATGCAAGACTGTACTACAATCTTTCAGGAGATTGTGCCAGTCCAGTTTGGGTCGAACACGTAGGGATCATTGGTGACTTGACAATCGGAGACACTGACGACGAACAACAAGTTAATCGTCGTGGTGCCCGAAAAATCAAGGTTTACAATCCTGGTGACAGTGATATTACGATCAGTGGAAATCAAATTCCACAAGCTAATTATCAAGGTTTCCAAGTCATCAATGCAGCAAAGGGTGGCGGTAATCCACGACACTTCATGGTGCTAACTGGTCCAGTATCAAGTGTGAACTCATTCGGGTACTCCGGAAAGTTCTTCAACTTTGATCGATCAGTCTCCGCCCCAGGAGAAGGTGAGATGGAAGCTGCCTTCAATCTCAAACCTGCTGCTTGCGTTGAAACTGCCTGCGAAGTAAAAGCTGTCAAAGTTCTTTCTGCTGGAACCGCAGCGGATTGGAACCAAACAGTTATCAGTTCGTAACCCACACAATTCATCCACTACAACGAGAACAGACGAGAGCAATCTCGTCTGTTATTTATTATGCTTCTAACAGAAGAACTTGAAAAGAAACGTAAGCTCTACGTTAAAACACTATCCGGACTCCACATTGGAGTTGAAGAAGTTCTAGTACATGCCGAAGATGTAATGTTAATCATTCCTTTCGAAACATGCGAAGAACACAATCTGTTCTCCTACGTAATGGAAACAGAACAGGAACCAATTGCAAAAGGCAATGATAGTTCCAGTGTTTTGAAAAGAGCTGCTGAAACAAGACTTATTGGATTGGCACCAGTTAATCCTAAATTACTACTTCAATTAATGAAGGATGCTGGTAAACCATGACACGACCAGTTGAAGCCACAACAACAGAAGAGATGATCGATGCTCTTCTGCAAACGGATCAAGTAATTGATTGGGTTCCTCGCAAACTGCTTATCGAAGCAATTGGCATCGAGCACGCTCAAGACTTTCTTCCTCCATTGCAAGACAATGTATCTGTAAACGTCAAGCAACTGCTACTCGTTTACAAAGCCTTTCATCCACAAAAGCTTTCCGAATCCTTCACTCGAATTGAGGCACCTGAATAATGGCACGAGACGCCGCCCCCGTATACAAATTCCAAGAAATGGAATTTCCGATTGTAATCGACATTCCTCAAGCATTTACATTGAAAGCTGACTTTGATGTCAATCTCTTTAATATGTTTGAAGGAAACAATCTTGACAACATTACCATCCAACTCTCATTAAATGACGAAAAGATCATCGAGATTTGGTGGTGGTTTGTAAGTAAGAAACTTGCAGACCGAGAAAAGGCAATTGACAATCTTACCCGTGACTCTTTGACATCTTTCAAAGAATGTCTGTGGAATGCAATTGTAAATTTTTCCGATCCAGCCGCGAGGGAGATGCTAAGGGAATTGAAGAAGCGGCTGCCAGAGTTGCTAAAGCAACAGGTATCCAAAGCGATGGACGAACTAGCAGCAGAGTCCAACCAACCGAGGCTGAATTCCTAAACATGATCCTTGAGTTTACTGCAACTATCGGTTTCTACCCACACGAATTTACAATGGGTGAAGTGATCGATATGTTGCAAATACGAATGGAGGATCAACAAATAACTTGGGCTTGCAGTGCCCAGAACCCAGACCTCCTCCCCCAGAGATTAAAACATGGCTCCAAGAAGCGGAATAATATCAGGAAAGACGGTAATAGTAGTTCAGGTGCAAGAGTCGATTGACAAAGCACTTGGCTCTATTTCCAGCAAGCTAAACAAGTTTTCCTCAAGTGTAGGAAGATTTGGATTGGAGCTATTCTCTGGCGGATTGTTAGGCGGAATTGCATCAAAGCAGATCACTGATACTTTCAGAGATTTCGAAGATGCAATTCTATTTCTACAAACCAAGTCGACAGCAACAGAGCAAGACTTCGCAAAGCTTGAAGCAAGGATTCGTGAACTTGGACGTACTACTTCTTTCACAGCAAAAGAAGTAGCAGAAGCTGCAACTGTTCTCGCTCAAGGTGGTTTGAATGCTTTAGAGACTTTGAACACCCTACAAGCTACTCTTGACTTAGCAAGAGCAGGTCAAGTCACACTGACACAATCAGGTGACATTCTTATCAATACCATGCGATCTTTCGGTATTGAAACCAGTAAGGCAAATGAAGTAGCAAGTCAATTTGTGGCTGCTGCACGATTAGGTACATTGGATATCTTAAACCTCAAAGAGTCAATCAAAGAGGTTCTAGGAACAGTCCGTGTATTGAACATCGATCTACCTACAACTCTTGCTTTGCTCACTCAAATGGCAGAACGATCATTGAAGGGAACCAAAGCTGGTACTTCTTTGAATACTGCTCTTTTGAATCTTGCCGGCAAATCAGAAATCATCAAAAAGACTCTTGGTATCACTGTACCAAAAGACTTCAATGGCGAAGACTTCATTACGTTTCTGGAACAGCTATACACTAAGATTAACAAGCTTGGTAATCTCCAACAAGTATCAATCCTACAACGATTGTTCAACATTCGTGGTGGTCGAGCAATTACTGCTCTTGATGATATCAAAAAGATCATCGACTTGCAGAAGGCTATCCGTGGTGCTGGAAATGAAGCACGTAATGCTGCTGTTAAAATGGACAGTGGATTTGGTGGATCAATTCGTAGAGCAAGTTCTTCTGTTGAGTCGCTTGGAATCACACTTGGAGGTCTGTTCTCAAAAGCACTGATTCCAATCCTTGAAGTTGTTCCTGCTGTCTCAGCGGCATTTGAGAAACTAGCAATAGCAAATGAATCTTTAATAATTCCTATGGTCCTGCTACCTCCTGCAATATTAGGAGCTGGTGCGGGTCTATTGGCATTATCTTTCATTGGAGGCAAAGTTGCTGGAATCGTAGGACTCCTAGCAGTATCCTTCAAGAACCTCAGCAGCCTAGCAATCTCAGGATTAAATGGACAATTAGTTCTTCTCACACGTACAATGGGAGTATTCTTCAACAGAGTACGACGAGAAGGCAAGGGAGCTAGCCTAACCAAGAAAGGCGGACTATTTCAACAATTCGATGAATTCTTATCAGCCAAACTCCTCTCCCCCCAGAGAGTAGCAAGAGGGGCATCGGCTGGTAAAGTACGTCCTACTAGCTTCTTCGGGAGAGTAGGAAAAGCAGATGTACTAGCTGGATTGGGAGTAGGTGCGGCAAAGGGATTAGCTGGAGTTAAGAAAGCAGTAGGTGGAGTTTTAGGACTTATTCGCTTACTTGATTCCGGATTGAGAAAGCTAGTTGCTGGTGGAGCTATTGTCTTAACCTTTTTGAAAGACTTATTTCAAGCCCCAACAGTAACAATTGCAAAATTCAAAACTGCAATTAAATCACTGTTTGGTTCTGGACTTAAATCACTTTTCGGTGGTGGGTTTAAACTGATTCTATCTGGAATTAAAAGTCTTCCCAAACTACTTGACAATTCTGTTGTTGGTTTGTTCAAGTTCTTCAAAGCTGCTGGTGGAGTTGGATTAGGATTACTTCGAATTGCCAATGGTATCCGACGATTTGTATTTAGTATCAGTGGTTGGTTGACAATCATCGAACTACTAATTCTATTCGGACCAAAGATTGGATTTATTCGAGATGCCTTTGCTAGACTTGGAGAAGGATTTGGTAAAGCCTTTGAAACGATCAGAGGAACTGCTAAAGACCTTGAACCTGTATTTGCTTTGTTTGGTGCAGCATTCAAGAACATATTTGCTGGAGAGGGTGAACTTGGGATCAAAGGTTTGATTGTAGGATTCACTACTCTTGCAGACATTGTAAAGAGTAACTTGAAGATTGCTTTCTTACAAGTTGTTGAAGCAGTTGCTCCACTGTATGATTTCCTCCGAAAGATAACACTATCTTTGCTGGCGATTGTCAATCTAGTTGGTTCTATCTTTGGTGCTACTTTCTCAAACATTGGAGCATCAATACAAGGATTGACTGGTAGTGGGGCCGGGAATCTTCTGGGAAGTATTAGTGATACTATTAAATCTATCTTTAGTGCAGAAAACCTTAAAGCTGCGTTTAGCTTTGTTGGTACTGCACTAATTGAGATGGCAAAGATTGTAAATAGCACTATTCAAAACATATTTATTGTAATGAATAATCTTGCTACTTTCATTCAATCTGCCATTGTCAAGATGTTTGACTTGCTAACAGATGGATTTATGGAAGTCGGCAAAGCTGTTTCCAATCTTTGGGGTGGACGATTTGCAAGTATTGGTGAAGCTTTTTATAAGTTAGCCAAACTTACAGATGGTGCTGCAACAGGAACAACTGCTGATGCCAATGCAAATGCAAAAGCAGGAAAAGCAATCACTGATAGTTTCATGACTACCAACAAGGCTCTTGATGGTATCCTGAAAGGATTTCTTGATCGGCTTACTTCAATCTTCTCTGTTGACACAGAAGCAAATGCAAAAGCTGGTATTGCTGCTGCAAGAGCGGATAAAGATGCTGCACAGAAGAATGCTGCTAAACAATCAAGAATCCAAACCCAAAGTGGTACACCATTTGGTCAAGTCGGAGGATTCCTTGGCGGTCTAGCAAGTGGTGGAATTGGTCAACTATTTGGAAATATGTTGAAACCTAGTTCTGATCAAATGAAAGCGTTGAAGGAAGAACGCAAAAAGATAGAAGAAGAAAGTGCTGTTGCGTATCAAAAATACGTTGAACAATACCATAAAAACACTAAAGCAGGACTATCCAACAATACCTTAATAGGAAACGAGCTTGATAGAAGAGCTGTTGTTAAAAATCAATTAGATGAAAATACTAGAAAACAGCAAGCTTTGTTTAACAAACCTTCAACAAGTCTTCTTGATATGGATTTCAAAGGTATGGGTAACGCTATATCAAACGTCGCTCAAACTGCTGCTGCAAATGTTGATCCTAAAGCTGTTATGAAACAGCGAAGAAAAGACCTCAACATTGAAGCTAAGAACTTACGAGAACGCATTAAGCAAACTCCTAGATTCTTGGGTATGGGTGGTGGTGCAATGGGCAATGACGCCATTAGACAAGGGCTACTTCAACGTCTAGCAGAGAATCGACAAGAACTTGCTGGATTAGTTGCCAAACCTGCAGCACTACGTGCTCAAATGTCTCGTGGTTCGTTGCAAGATATTGTTTCAGCCACTGTTGGTACTTTCCGTCAGACACGAGGAAATCTACTCAAGGTAGCTGGTGGTAAGAGTATTGACCAACAACAACTCGACACTCTTCGACAAGTTGTTGATAATACTGGTGGTCCTAGTGATAGTATTTTCTCTGTCATGAAAGACCTATCAAACCGTGCTGATCCATTCGTATTCCAATAGGTGATGTATGACTCCGGTTGAAGCAATGCTGTTAATATCACGTGCAAAGAAAAGAACAGGTACTCACATGCCTGTTCCTTACGATCACGTAAGAAACAGTGGATTGGAAATGTCCAACTTGACAAGAAATGGTGAAGGTGCAATCATCTTCTGTCAAGTTGTTCGAACAGCATACATCAAGTGGTTGGAAGAAACTCACTCCTTGTTTCCAAAAAGAGCGGACTTATTAAATGTACTACGAAGTAGCCTTAGAGAGCCGTAAGTGGCAACAAGGATGGGAAGAAACAACCCAAGTATTTGTGTACGAATTGTGCAATGAAGATTTGTCAGAAGACGACGCTGATTATGGAGCATTCTTTGCTCCAAACGATGACGTAGCTCTTGCCAAATACATCTACGCTAATTTCCCAGATTATCGAGTCTTCACTACTCCTGGTGGTGATATCATACTTTATCTGAGAAACATTTCTGCTGGTGAAGAAACCAAAAACGGATGGAAGTTCACAATTGAGTACGGCCCTCCACACCGTAAACAATTTCAAGAGAACGAACCAACCTACGTTCAATTTGGTTTCACCACCAACGGAGATTCCAAGCACTTATCGAGAAGCTTAGCAGTTATATCAGCAGTAGCAAGGACTGGTGCAACCACCCTCCCTCCAGAGACATACCGTCTTATTGGAGCGTCCAAAGATACGGTTGAAGGAATTGATATATCAGATGCTTCACTAGCATTTAATATAACTGGTTTCTACGACACTAGTGTTTGGAATACATCTGTTCTTACTCTTTTCACAGCAATGACCAAAAGAATGAACAATGCAACATTCTATGGATTCCCTGCTGGAGAAGTGTTGCTGGATGATGTGCAAGCACAAGGAGAAATCTTGAAAGTAACTCCTGTTACATTCAATTTTCTTCATTCGCCAAACATCAATGGTGTTGTGGATTTACCTTTCCCTGTACTAACTGCTCTTGGTCATGACTACATTGATTACAGATACGTCGAAGAGGCAATGTCAGATCAAATAGTTCAATGGCCTTTGTACAGATATGTGCACCGTGTTCGTGAATTTGGAAACTTCAGTCTCCTGGGCATTTGATACATCAATCGGGGGCGATTGGTTAGGTCTAGGAAGAGGTTAGTGGAGCTTCTTCCTAGACCGTTTTTCATTCAAGAGTAAATCATGGCAGTAAAACCTGGCGACCCAATACTCAAGCACCTAACCGCTGCGTGGTATAATGAGGTAACCAAGTCGGCCTCCCCCCAGAGATTAACAGGGGGCGGAAACGTACTAGACAAGTTTGACCGTCTTATTATCACAGTAAGAAAAAATGAGATAGGAATTTCTTACAAAAAGTATGACGCTATTCAGATTGCTGCCCCCTACATTGATTATGAGAAGCCTTTTGATATTTCTCATGAATCAATCGTATTTAACACTTATGATCCCGATGTTGAACCAGGACTACATGATTGGGTTGTTTTACTTGAACCTTTACCTGTTGAAGCAAATAAAACAGCAAAAGCAGTGTTATTAGGAACGACTTGGGTTCGTCAATACACAGCAAATCTTAATTCATATGAAGGACAATCTCTTGTCTATCGGCCTTCCCTATCTCTTACCTATGGTTTTGAAGGTAAAGCGACAATTCTTCATAGAGTAATAGTAGGAGACTTCACTTACCTACTTATAACTTTAGGAAATGTTCCTCTACAAAGAGAACGGTTCTTCGAATTGACAGGAAACATGGAAGCAATTGATTATCCAATGGTTTCTGACGAACTTCCCAATACTCGTATTACTGCCAAAGCTCCAGCAAATTTTTATAACTTTGACGGTCAACTCGCTTACGAAGACACACTTTATTCCTGGGATGGAATCATTGATGACAAAGGTACTGGATTCAAAGGCACTGCTGTTCTGATGAACAATCATTGGCTATTCGATCAAGCCAACTGCAATCAAGCAGACATGATTATCTCAAGTTAAGGTATTATTATGAGTTGGTATGGTCCGAAAGATTGTAATTGTCCCTGCGAAGTTGGACCTATCTCTTGTACACCTTTTGCTTGGATTAATGCTTGCTCTATTGGTTATTATGTTAGTGACACTTGTGATGGTCCTTTTATATTCCGTATCAAAAAAGATGGAGTAATTATTGAAGGACCATTAGTTGCAAGAAGTTTTGCTTTCACTCCACCATTTGGAGAAGTTGCTGACTACGTTATTGAATATTGCATAGGAACAGTAGAGCCTTGTACCTGGATTGAAATCGGGTCAGAAACAGTAGATACAACCGTTGAAGATGCTTGCCCAATGGGTATCTATGGACAAACTTATGTCATCGGGACTCGTGCTTCTGATGGAGTTCAACTACCATCCGGAACACATATACACTGTCAGTCCTTCTTAGTAGTTCGTGCTTCTGCATTAGCTGATTTTGGGCAAAATATTACTCATCTATGGATAGATGATATGTTGTTCACTCCAAACACAAATTACGCAGGAGGAATAGCCACTGAAAGTTTTGACGAACCTCTTTCATATTCCTTCATGTGTCATACTGGAAGAGACTACGCACATACTGATACTTCTTGGAATAATACGACTCTAACACAAATTCGAGTACCTATTCCAATACCGTTTACCAAGGGTTTCTTTTCAGTTCGTGCAAGACAAACCAATGGTATGATAATTGGATGTGTGGTAGAATTCACTTGTACTGCTCACTACAATACAGCTTCTGTTACATTACCTACTTGGACTGGAATGTCACTAGCCTGTGAAGCAAACGGGGCACCTCCATTAAATTGGGGTGTTGATCCAAATCCTGTAAGAACATGGTGTAAACATTTTGAGACCTCTCTTGACATTGTTTCTGATCTTGCCGGAACATTTAATTGGATAACGTGTTTATCGTACACAACTCCTTCTTTTGTGGTAGGTACTGCATCTTTTACATACAATTTTAAATGTAACGGAGATATCAAATGGATAGACCCTGCTGACTCAATACCAAGACCTGTGTACAGTGGAACCTATTCTTTTGATCACACTGTAACATTAAACATTGAATTTGTGTTAGGTGCAAGCTACTCTCCTGGAAGTTTAACTGTTGGCGGTATTGATGCTCGTATATCTGGCAACATAACTTCAACAATTACTGGACATAACGATTGGCCAACCGGACTACAAGCAGCAGCCGGGACCATTGATTGGCTCACCGTCTTAAACGATGTGTTTACGCCTCCTAGTTATTTCAACAACCCAGATTGGTTTAGTGTTGATTTGTGGAACGACTTAGGATGTGGTCCTCCTGCTTATGACATCGATGTATTTCAATGGAAATGGATTGGACCACAACTTCCTTACGAGTTTTGGAAAGTGTTCTCTAATGATTGGCAATCTGGAGCTTTTCCAATAGTAGACTCTCCGGTTTCAAATAGTGGTGGTTCGGCTGCAGTCTACACTTCTGCTACTTGGCCAGCAGGAACAAACTTTCAATGTGAACTAGAAGAAGGTGGATATTACGATGTTACCGAATCAGCAGTTGCCACTCAATTCCAGACCTAACCTACCTCTACCTCATAGAGGTATTGACATTTCTTGTGCGACATTCCGATGTGATATACCCGTCTTACAAAGTCGGCCAAGAAATAATCACTGGAAGCCATTACATCTATACCCACTGATTCGCCAATACGATTGGAATCCATGTTGGGCCAACAGATGGTACTACGAAACTTGGAAGCCAAACATCCCACCTTATGGGTGTAGATGCAAGGAGAACTGGCAAGAACTGGAAGATAAGTATCCACCAGACTTCTCCTCCCCAGAGAATTTCTTCCGATGGGGCTGGGAGAGACACAATGACGTTTCAAGACTCCACTCAAAGAAACCCACTATCACTTTTGAAGAAGCTTACAAATTATGGAAAGACAGTCTGCCCTCGACAAGATGCAACCTCCAGGTGCCTATAAAAAAGGTAAATGGAGAAATGGAGTAATTCAAATATGGGTTACTCGAACATGTGACAAATCTTGCTTTGGATGTACTCAAGGTAGTAATCTTCGATCATCTGCTGCCAAAGATATGTACATCTCAGTGGAGAACTTCGAGTTAGCAGTCAAATCCTTGATTGGCTATCACGGAGTTGTTGGTATGTTTGGTGGCAATCCTGCATTGCACCCAGAATTTCCACATCTATGTGACATTCTTGCCGCCTACATTCCATGGGAGCAAAGAGGATTGTGGTGCAATAATCCATTTGAACATGGTAAGAAAATGCGGGAAACATTCAATCCTGCATACTCAAATCTCAATGTTCACTTGGATCAAAAAGCATACAATCGATTCAAGCAGGATTGGCCTGAATGTAATCCAGTAGGATTAACAGAAGATTCTCGACATTCTCCTGTTCATGGATCGATGCTCGATCTTGACACACTTCCTGACCCTGAGAATCCAAAGAACACTGTACCAAATACAGAAGATGTTCGTTGGCATTGGATCAGCAAATGTGACATCAATCAACACTGGTCAGGAATGGTTGGGCAATTCCGAGGACAACCAAGAGCATGGTTCTGTGAAGTCGCTGGTGCTCAAGCAATGCTAATGCAGAACGACGATACATACCCTGATACTGGTATACCTCTCCCCCAGGAAATTCCTTGGTGGCAGGGTACTATGGAAAGATATGCTAGTCAAGTAGACCATCATTGTCATCAATGTTTAGTTCCACTTCGAGGATATGGTGAACTTGCATGTTCAGATACTGGACATGAAACAACAACTAAGACTTACTTACCAGTATTTACCACAAAACGTGCTGGAAGACAAGTTGCTGTGATTGATACAGCAGAACAACTAACAACAGGTAAGATTGAAATTTCCACTCACTATTTACAGAACAGCAAGAAATGAAAGTAATTGCAACAGAACATGATGGAGAAATTTACATCAGATACGAATGTCCAGGATGTAAACATCAACATTCAGTACCCGCTGCTAGATGGAACTGGAATGGTTCACTAGACAAACCAACACTTAGTCCATCAGTACGACATTTCATTCCAGTTGGAGAACACAATCCAGTTGAGAAAACAGTATGTCATTATCATATTGAAAACGGAATAATCAAATTCTGTAATGACTGTGAACATAGTTTAAGAGGAACTTCTCAAGAATTACCGGAAATTGAATCATGAAATTCTGCAAATCCACTTTAAAGAGCAGACTTGGCCTACCCAGCCTACTTGAAAGCTCACACATCAAAATGGCAGAGATTGGTGTCTACAAAGGATACTACGCAAAACAACTTTTAGAAATATATCAAAATGATATAGAAAAGTTGTATTTGATTGATCCTTGGAGTTCTCCTAAATGTGAAGGGCAAATGATAGGTAATCAACAAGATTATCTAGAATTGTTTGAAGACCTTAAAGACAAACCAGTAGAGTTAATCAAAGAGTACAGCCAACAAGCTGTACGTCGTTTTGAATCAGGAGAGAATGCAGCTCTTGATCTTGTCTATCTCGATGGAGAACATACCTATGATGGTGTGTTTGCCGACATTGAACTCTGGTATCATAAAGTAAAGAAAGGAGGAATCTTAGCAGGCCACGACATATTTGCTCCTGAACATATCGGTGTTACCCAAGCCGTTATGGATCAATTCGAAGCAGTTGTTTTTGTTATACCCGCAGAAACATGCCCATTTACTAATCATACTGTCAACTCCACTTGGTACATAGTAAAACAATCATGAAACTCTCCATATTAATGGCAGGTATCGAATCCCGCCCCAGAGATATTGAAAAGCAAGTCGTAGAACAACTCAACAGATCAATTCCCCACTGTGACATGGAAGAAACAAACACAGATGGGAAAATTCTTATTACTACTCCACTCCATTATCAAAGTATAAAAGCAGAATTTATTCGCTTTATCGATGATGGCACTCTTTCAAGTGGAGTAAAAAGATCAACTTTAACATCTTTGGCAAAAGGCAAGTACATCTGCTTTATCGATGATGACGATCTTCTAACAAATGATTACGTCGATCAACTTCTAGCAGGATGTCACTCCAATGCAGATGTGATTACCTTCAATCTAGAAATGTTTAACAATGGAGTGTTTCGAGATAGATGGCAATTTGGCTTATACCCAAATGATAGAAAGAAAGGATTGATGTGCGTCAATCATTTATGTGCCTGGAAGAAAGAGATTGCCACATTAGTAAATTGGGACCCATTACTAGGAAACTCTGATGACTGGTTGTGGTTTCAACCACTTTACTATGCTGGAGTAATAACCTCTCAATACCATATCTGTAAAACCCTGTACAAATACTTATTTTACGGAGATGTCACTTCTAATCAACGAATAGAAAAGATCAACTTTGCAAAGCAATATGTGAGTCGTGGTTTTAGGTGCTTTCGACACAAAGAGACAAATGAGATTTTAGTAGAAACTAATCCTAGATTTGTTAAACCTTTGTTTACCCCTAAACCTAATGAGGTACTGGTCCGAAACCACAAGAATGAATATCTTGTTATCCCTCTCAACAAATTAATAGAGTACCACTCGGTGAAACTATGAGAACAATCATTGTTTGTGTTGATTATTGGGACTACCTTGATGAATGTCTTCCATACAACAGACATCACTTTGAAGAAGTGCTAATTGTTACCTCTCCACAGGATGTAAGAACTCAAAGCATATGCGTCAAACACAAAGTACCATACTTTATTACTGATGCTTTCTATAGGAATGGGGCTAAGTTTAACAAATGGTTAGCACTGGAAGAAGGCTTAGATTACTTTGGAAGACATGGTTGGATTACTATTCTGGACGCAGACATCGTAATTCCAAAGTCTATAGAATGGCCCAAGCTAGATCAAACCAAGCTATACGGGCCTGAAAGGTATATGTCAAGCCACCTCCTCCC